AGCACACAACTCAAGTCCAACTGTAGGTGCTGCCATAGAAGGCATTCCTGTTTTTGTTACAGATCCAGAACGAAGCCAGTGTAGAGATATTGCCGGCACAGATTTGAGTCAGATAGAAAATCCTGTCATGCCAGATCGCACAGCTTGGCTACAGCGTATAAGTCAGTTTCACTGGAGCCACGCAGATTTAACGTCCGGCCGTTGCTGGGCACACATGAGGGCCTGGGCAAAGAAATGAAGCAGTTGCAACTATTGGCTTCTGATTACCAAGACGATGCATTCATACAGGAATGGGTTGATAATTGGCTGTTAACAAGAACTGGTATGACTGTCTGCAATGATTGGCAGACGGCCGCTGCTGATATTCCTGTGTTTTGCTATGCCGATCTTACACGCGAACATGTGCCCGCTTGGTTAAACCATCAGCAGCCGGCTGTTTATATTGGGCGAGGATATCTTGGCAATCACTTGTATAAGAAAAGAATGTTTTATCGTGCCAGTGTCAACAGTTGGGCCAACACTGTATTAAAGTCTGTTCCGTATTCTCGTTGGCCACAGATGAATCTGCCACGGCACGCCTGGCGGGTAAAAAAAATCAAGAATGTATTGATAGCACCCAGCAAAATAACCACTAGAGTGTGGAGTCAGCAGACATCAGACGAGTGGGCTGATGACATGTCTGCTCGGTTTCCTAGGGCTCGTATCAAGATACGAATAAAACCTGGTCGGGCTTACAACAGATATTCTACCTTGTGGGAAGATTTAGACTGGGCAGATCTGGTGGTAAGTCAAAGTTCGGCCATCACTTGCGAAGCTTTTTGGTACGGCAAAAAAGTCATCAGCACAGAACCTTGTCCCACGTGGGCAGCAGGCCGTAACACATTAGAAGATTGGACCGACCCCACAGAACCTGCGTTACGAGCAGCGTGGCACGAGCACATAGCGTGGTGCCAGTACACCAGAGACGAGTGGCATTCGGGCACAGCCTTGGATCTATTAGAACAGTACCTGGGTCCTGTGGTATCTTACGACCCCGAATTTCAATACCATTTTACTTAGACTTTAAACGAGCCAACATGGTTTGAGTTGACTGCTTTCGGTTTGATACAAAATGTTCTATGACTTCAAATCTAGAACTTATGTAGTTGCGGAACTCGGGCTGGGTCCATTCCCTCACATGTGCGCGATTCTTAGGAGGTCCATCGGGTGTTCTGCCCAACAGGTCTCGATCAGGTGTGCTCAGCACTATTAATCGAGGAGCAGACTGTTCTATTAAATCCAACAGTTCGTCAGGATCTGGAATGTGTTCGATTACATCAGATGCTATAACAAGATCGTAACCCAGCACAGGATCAAATTGATCTATCCACTTTCTGTCAGGATATGTTTCCCGCAGCCAAGCAACTGTTTTAGGCACATCAATGCCGACAGTATCAAAGTCTCGAAAATTGTCTAACAACTTGTAAGCTGAACCTGTGCCAATATCCATGACTTTTGTAAAGTTGTTTTTTACAGCCGTGTCTCTAGCAAAAGTATAAACTTCCCGTTGCCATTTGTCAGTGTTCTCTGTGTCGTCGAAGTACTTGTTGTCCAGCCTGTGTTGATAGCCTTCTTTTATGAAATATGTTTTCATTGGTTCCTATTCCTATATCGTTCCCAAAACTTTTTGCTGGCAGTAAGACTTTGCTTGTCAAGATTAGCAGCCCCCATAATATGGCTGTGTATTTGTATCGTGACTACTCCTTTATTAATGGCATTGTCTGATGATAAGAAAGTTTTTTTGTAGTTACTCAATAATTTTTTAGCCGCATCGGGCGTGATCATATAACCCACAGTACCCGGCATTGATCTGTGAATATACTCAGCAGCATGACATTCTCCTGCGGGATCGTATATGTAGTGTAGGTACTTTTCGTTTTTCCTGGCGCCCATGGCAATCACTAAAATATCTACAAACTCCACTGGCACCAATGGCCTAAGTACTTTTACATCATCTTCGAACACACAGATAGTTTCTCCCAGCTCTGCACATTTTTTCCATAATCTGTAATGACTGTAAAAACAACCCATTACGCCAGGGCGTCGAGCCTTGTTGGCATCTCGTTCATCAGTGGCATTTCCTTTGAAATCAATAGGATGTACAGTTCTGCCTTCTTCGGCAAAAATTTTCTCAGCTTCGTTGCCGTAAGTGCCTTCGAACAAGTCTGCAGTTATACCAATGGCAGCAAGATCCTGTTGCGTTTTAACAGCAGATTCTAAACTGCTGGCAATTTTGGATAGGTGGATAATAAAAGATTTCACTTCCAATATCCTTCTGTGCGATTAACTACAAGATCCTTGCTTTTGCTACGACCTGAGTCTTTGCGATTACCTTTGAGATGATCCAAGTATGCACCCCATTCGGTATTGATCAACGGATGTCCTTCCCCCATGACCAAATGTGCAGACCAATCCAGTTGTTGCCACGCAGGTACTTGAGCCTGTAATCGTTCTCTTGTGCGATCAAATACCCAACAATCGTGAAACTCTTTCATGGCAAACACGCCTGTTTCAGCTTGGTCATAAGCTTCTTGCATCCACGACACAAACAACATGTTAGAACTTTTGCTCATGTCGATAGCCCATAAGCCGCACTCGGTGTATTTTCCTTTTCGTCCCAGGTAAGCAATGTCAGCAGTCGGGGGCATCAGACGATCTAAAGTCGCCAGTGTAATGGGGCTGTGGCATACCATGTCGGCATCCATCCAAAACACAGTATCCACTGTGGTCCGAGCAGCATCACATACAGCATAAATTTTATGACTAAACCGAACTGCGTCCCATTTGAATCCAATACCACGTTGCTTGCCCTTGGCATCAACAGGTCCCATTGGTAGTCGGCCATTGGCACGTGGATCGTCTCGGTAGCGATCTTTAAATGCCACTAGGGCCGGAACACGACTGTGGAAATCATACACTGTGAGATTTGGTGCTGTTTGTGTCACAGTGCAATCCTCTGCATACACATACAGATGTACTTCTTGAGGCCAATTTGCCAAAAATGTATCAATCATTCTGCTGCCATACTTGTCGTATCCGGCTTGATGAAATGTTGTTACTACAGAAAATTTGCGTGTCATAAATGTCCTTAAATACTGTCTCAGGTATTTAATCTCATGCGATTCGGTCTATTTAATAAGTTTGGTGCCCTAAACAGTCAGCCAGTGTTTGCTGCATTTCAGCAAGGGCTTGATCAGTTGGGGTTATCTCACAGCAGTCACGACATGTCTGCAGATGTTGCTGTTATCTGGAGTGTGCTATGGTCTGGTCGTATGCAACAGAATCACGCTGTATGGTCTGCGTTTCGCAGTAGTGGCCGTCCAGTGATTGTGCTGGAAGTTGGTATGTTGCAACGCGGGCAAACCTGGAAGATGGGCATCAACGGCACAGGATCTGCGGCCTTTTACGGACACGGCATAGATCTACAAAGACCACAAAAACTAAACTTGGGGTCGAAGCCGTGGCGCGAGTCTGGCGAGGACATTGTGATTGCCTTACAGCGGCATGACAGTGAGCAATGGGCAGGGCAACCTGCTGTTGACACTTGGTTAAAACAAACAGTTGATCATCTTCGTGAACACACACAAAGACCCATAGTGATACGCAGTCATCCCAGGCAGGAAGTTGTGGTATTACCAGGTTGTATTATAGACAAGCCCTTGCACATGCCCAACACTTACGACGATTTTGATTTTGATCGTGTGCTTAATAATGCCTGGGCTGTGGTAAACTGGAACAGTGGCCCCGGCAGTCAGGCTGTCGTGTCAGGAGTTCCTGCTTTTGTGGGTCCTACAAGTTTGGCTGCACCAGTGGCCAACTTAGATTGGAGCCAGATTGAATCGCCTGCAAGGCCGGATCGCAGCGAGTGGCTGATTAACTTGTCTCACACAGAGTGGACCTGTGCAGAATTAGCCACAGGGCAACCCATTGCTAGATTGTTTCAGAATACACCCAAATTTGATCATGGCGGATTTTAGCTGCCACTGAATAGCCACGCACAGTTAAGAATTCGCCAATGGTGTTTCTTGATTTTTTAGTTTCAGACTCTATGATGATCACTGGTCGATGCTGTGCAATAGTGTCAGCAGCTCCCAATAACACATTATAATCAAATCCCTGTACATCTATCTTGATCAAGTCTGGGACAAGATTTAACGAATCTAAAGTCACTATGGAAATGGATTCTTCTACTGTGTCAGCATCAACATCAAAATCAACTAGAGAAAAGTTACCGCAGTTGTTGGAATCCCGCGGTAACTTGATCGACAGCACAGTTTCTTCGTTGCCTAGCCCGCAACGATGCAGTGTGACATTAGCAAGGGATTCAGTGTTCTTTTGTAGACATTCAAAGTTGATGGCAGTGGGTTCAAACGAATGCACCTGTTGAAATTTTTGTGCAAATCTAACTGTGTGTAGGCCGATGTTGCCACCTACATCAACGGCACAGCCAAATCCTTTTGCATGCTGTACAGCTTGATCAATAGTGGCCTGTTGATAGTCAGTGCCGGGCCATTGCGATACAGTACGAGCAAAATGTCGATCAAAATCAGGAAAGTGCCAGCCCAAGTGTTCGTACACTGCTTGTTCCTAGTGTTGTGCCATTGACATTAAACTTTTATCAAGCCAAGGCAATAGCAAATCTCTTTGTCTTGGATATCCGTGACGCTGAATAGAACGCATAGCAGACTCAGGTAATAGATCCAGCTCGCTCAGTCGATACCATGTGGTGGATCTTGGATCCATTGGTTTGTGTGCGCTTTTGTATACCACAGCATGTAGCCAAGCGTCTGTGGGTTTTTTCTTAAAGAATCCACTACCGCAATCAAATCCTGCCACAGCAAGACAGTGTATTAGGCTGATCATGGTCCAGTTGTAATAACAGTAGTCGTATTGATCGTAGGCCTGTACGTTGAATTCAAGATTGGTAGACTGCGGTACAATGACAGTCAGCATACCACCGTCGCTCATAGCAGACCACCAGTTTGACAATGTGGCCACAGGATTGATTGCATACTGAAAAGCATCGTGGCACCACACCACATCATACTTTTTCTTCTGCGGCGGAAACGGCTGCTCAAAATCTTTAGAAATGTAGCGTATGTTCTTGTACTTGCGAGTCATGCCTAAATCTTCAGCGTGATCCACACCCACACATCTGATGTTGAGTGGTCTAGCAGACTCATCTCTAGTGGTTCTTGTAGCCCACCATTCTAGGTCGTGGCCAGCTCCGCAGCCCATGTCAATGACCGTGGTAATACTTTGCATAAAGTCATCGTACTCGTACAAGCAGTTGAGAGTTTCGAGGCTGTGTTGATGACTGAGTTCAGGACTACTAAATTGTGTCATACCTGTACGTCTTCCATACCTGCTGTTCTTAATTTAACAATGTGTCCTGACATCCATTGCTTGCTTTCTAAGCCTTTCATGATGCCCAGCCACTTGTTGCGTAGTAGTGCTACTTCGTTAATGATGGTTTCAAAGTCAATGACTTCATCTTCGCCATCCACATATTTTTCAGCATCTCTACTGGTCAAGGCACGGGCATACCCTTCTAGGTATTTTTGAAAATGTCTGCGACGAATTTTACGCAATTGTATGTGTAAAAAATTAAGTACTGCTTCGATTTCCTGTAGTTGATTAAAACGATGTTCAGTAACACCCGGCAGCTCTTTGATGTTGGACTCAACATATCCGCCAATACGAACATCTCGTTTGGCATCTGCCAGCTCATTTTCATAATACGAAATGAAGTCAGGTATTTCTGCTAAGTTAGCTACTATACGATTATACCACATTTTTCATCTTTTCATTAAGCCAAGGAAACGACTGTTGCCAGTTTAAACCGCGCCTGGAGTCGATGTTATTTAATATATCTATCAACTCTTTTTGTCGTGCTGTGTTGTCTTGCGAATTTTCTTTTATTTTACTAACTATACCTTTAAAAGTATCAACTGTTTGTTTTTCGTCCCAGGTATTAGTTGGCATCAAGGTCAATGTACGATTGATTGCGTCTTCGAAGACTCCGTAATCAAATAGCGCAGGACTAAAAGGACTATCGTTGTTGGGCAAAACCAAATGCATATACCAGAAAATTTCTTGCCAGGTATTCCATTCTTGAAATTTATCAGCCAGTTCTGGTAATTCATTGATTGTAAGAGAACACACAGTCGAAAGCAATCCTATACGGAAAACTTTATATTCTGTTAATATTTTAAGATTTCTTTCAAAGATTTCTCTATTAAATCCGTGCCTTACATATTCTTGACCAGGACCCCAGGAGTCAATACTAACCAAAATGTCGACTCTTTTAACATGACTGTTGATGTGCAAATTTTGTAGCGAATCGCAAATATTTCTCAGTCGTTCTTCTGTAACATGTAAATTTGTTACGACATTGAATTCCAACGAAGGATTTGGATTTTGTTGGTAGTATTTTAGTAATTCAAAAAAATCTTTTTGTATAAAAGGTTCGCCACCCAGTATATTCAATCGTTGGAGATCGTGCCCGTGCAGCCTGAACCATTTCCAAAAAGCAGGTGCATAATTTTTATATGTATTGTCTAGTGGTTTGTGTCCAACTTTGATAATAGGAGATCCAAATTTTTGTTCTTCAGCTTGTATCTGAGAGCTCAAACTGGATTTACAATAAACACATTTAAAGTTGCATACATTTGAAAAGAAAACTTCAAGTACACTAGGCTGCACATTTATTGCAGTAGAATCTCGATCTAGTACATCGGGATAAACGTCGGGAATATTGTTTTGAAATTGACGATCGCTTTGTCCACCAGCTGATTCAATATCTTGGCAGTATTCGCAACCGTTTCCAGGCCATTTCCCATCAAGCATGAGTTTTCTAGCTTCTAACTTGGCTGGAGTATTATGAAAATTATCAAAATCCTCTAGCGTTAATGTTGAAACGCTTGCCCTGTGACAACTGCCAGTAGTGCCAGTATTAAGATATAACGAACTCCAAGCCCATTTAAGTCTACAAGCAGTTTGTGTGTTAATAGGAAAATATTTCGAGGTCAATAGTCCTCATCCTCAGGATCGTCATAATCATCGTAGTCCTCATCCTCATTTTCTTCTGTATCATCAGCATGGTCGTCTAGGTAAGCCTGTAGTGCTTTTTTTACTTCAGGATCTCCCCTAAAGGAATCACGAATCTCATCTGCGTCAAAATTACTATCTACTAACAGATTAACTAATGCATCTGCAGCTTCAACTCGATCCATAGAACCAATGTAACGTTTGAGTTCTTCCCATACTGCTGCTGCTAAATCTACTGACATTTATACATCTCCTTCTGCGTCAACGTCAGGTGTACTTACCTCGGCCGGTGTCTTGGAAAAATCTTGCATGACCCGGTCCAGGCAACCGTCTTCGTTGCTTTCCCAGGCCTTGCGAAACTGTTTGATAATTTCTCCATCAGTTGTGGTAAAGGCCAATCTATTGCCGTCTTTCTTTAGTAAGCCACGTTTTTCGGCCAGATCAACCAGACCTGAATATGGATTCATGCCTGTCTCGTACGGGATCTTGACCTGGACGCCTTCAAAAGGTTTGGCAT